ATGGGGCTTACTTTTGTGTGTAACTCAGAAAGGTCTGTTCTAACCTGCTCTTTTGCCGTGGCAATCAGGTTGTTGTGCTCTATTTTTGCTTGTGGGTTGCTGGCTAAAAATTCAGCTAGTGTCATGTTTTCCTCTTTTATATCGTTGTGGGTTGCTGGCAGATCCTTTGAAATTTCGGCGGAGGCTGCCAATTTCCCACCGTTGTTTTGTGTTGTTTGTGTTGTGATTCCTTCTATTTCGTCGATCATTCCGACTTTTAAAGCTGCATCTGCGGCCATTACTGAACCTTTACCAAAATTTTTGTTGACAAACTTGGCGTTTACGTTTGGGTGTCTCGCCGAAATTCCTCTGACAATATGATCAACAAAAACTTCGTGTATTTCGTCTAATCTATTGACTGTTTGTTTTTGTCCTTCTGCTGTGGTGATATCAAGCCGTTTTTGTGGTGCGTCTGTGCTTGTTAGAATGACACGTTTTACACCTTCAGCTTTGTCTTGTGCCGATCTATCAATGAATTCGGCTGCAACTCCGATACTTCCAACGCTTGAAGTTCTTCCAGTTGCAATAATTTTATCTGCTTGACTTGCGAGCCAGAAAGCAGCACTTGCCGCCATTCCATGTACTCTTGCCGTTGTTGGTTTTTTTGTGTTAAATATAGCATTTGCCACGGCCTCCAAGCCGTCAACTTCTCCGCCGCCTGAATTTATTTCGAATGCAAGTTCTTTTATGGCATCGATTTCATTTGCTTGGGCTATTGCTTCATTGAGAAATTCAAAAGTTGTGATTGATTCACCGAAAAAACCGGCTGAAGGGCTGACATGATTAGTCAGCATTCCTTGGATTGGGATATGAGCAACGCCGTCAATGTCAACTTCTAGTCTGAGTTTTTCGCCTGCGACTATTTCGTTGATTTGAACAGATTCTAATATTTCTTGCTTGTGGGCTTTGACATCTTCAGGATTCATCGTCATAGCTGCTTCTCTCAGTTCTCGCGAACAATCGAAAAACGCTTTCAACTCTGTTTCTGGCATCAAATACAATATTTTGTTCATATCTTTTTTAGATTAATTTTTTTCAGTTTAAAATATTAGTATATAGAATACAAGGAACATTATTTTAACCTGTTTTTGGACCAAATAAACTGACTACAGAAGCTATCACGCCTGAAAATCCTATTATTGCCATTGCCCACCATTTGCTGTTTGTTTCATTTCTGCGAAATTTCTTGTGGACAATACTTAGTTGTTTTTCACTCTCTATTTTTTCGGCATCAAATCTCTGTTTGACTTCTTCTTTTTCCTCTTTGTACTTTTCTTTTAAGTGTTCTATTTTTTGTTCATGCTCAATTATTTTAGTGTTATGGACTTTATTTTCATCTTTAACTTCACCTATTATTTTTGCTAACCCATCAATTTTTTCTGTCAGGTTTTTAAAATGTGCTTCTAGTGTGGTATCTTCCATATATTATTTCTAAATTAGGGTGCTTTTATAGAATTAGGTATTGGCGGTTCTTCCGCTTTAGTTGGTCCGTTAACAGTCAAATCTAACCCCCCTATCACATCATATTCTGGGTCTTGTCCGTTCAATGGGGCATAAAATAACAGTCCATCGCTGCGTATAGTTAAAGGATTAATACCATTTGCTAATGATTCTATCTCACCAGCAGTCAGAGGCTTATCCCATATAGCTGCGTGGCATATGTCTCCGTCAAACGGGTTTTCAGTTCCCAATCCCCCTGATCCTGCACCAATTCTAACGGGTGCTGTTGTCGATGACATATTTCCTGTTGCCGCCGTTGAGTCTTCTTCTACTCCATCACAATAGACTTTTACATTCGATCCATCGTAAATTCCAGCCAAGTGAACCCACGTTTCGACAACTATAATTGATGTTCCTTGAGCAATTTTAGTGCCTCCATTAAAGATTGCAAACTGGCATTTATCACCACCATCAGTTGATAAAAGGTATTGGAATTTACTGCCAGCATCTGCCCATTTGGCAAGTATTTTTCCTTCAGAAGCAGCAGATTCGAGCCTTATCCATACTGATAATGTTATTTCATCACCAGTCAAGTCTAAGGCTGCTACATCACCAACTTCGATATAATCGTTGTTAGATTCTTCAAAGTTTCGAGCCATAATTAGCCCCTACCAGAAATTATAATAATCTGGGCATCACCAGTCATATCATCGCCACCATCACCAACAACTCTTTGTATTCTCATTCTATAAGCGTTCGATGCTGAAATAGCATCTGCCTGAGCCTGAGTTAATGTGATGGTTGTTCTTGTAATAATGCCCGATGTTCCATTAGTGGTGCTGGTTCCTGTTTGTTGTGTAGCAAATGAGTCTGAATCAATATCAGTTCCACCAGGGGCATTGCGTTCAATCTCAATTCCCCAAGTTACCCCACCTGTTGTAGCCGTTGCAGCGACCCAATCAATATCGATATTAATGTCACCGCCAATGTAATTTTCTGGCACAAAATAACTAAACAATACGTTTTCTGCGACCGTATCATCAAAAGCAATAATTGGATGACTGTTTCTTGAGTCTGCTACTGCTGGATTACTTGACGGGAAAAGTGCAGCATTCGCATCAAAGGTGCCTAGGTCAATACCGACACCACCAGAAACCCATACTGTACCGTCGAAAGATTGTTGCTCATTGTCGGTAATGTTGAAGATCTGTTGACCGTCATCAACAGAGGATAAGGCGTCGCGTTCTGTTGTCGTTAGTAAATGAAGAATGCTTAAATCACCTACTAAATCCTCACGAATGATTCTATAAGCATCATCAACTACTATAGTTTTAGCAGCACCTACAACAGTACTACCACCATCCTTAAATTCTACCAATGTCATTGAATCTACTATGGTTTCTGTGAAAGTATGGCTCACAAATCGATTCAGCAAGTCATCTCTATTTAGCTCTTTTACGCTCATGTCTCACCTATTGGGTTAAATATGTTCACGAGTTTCACTGGGTAATGTTGATAGTTGCATATCTAATTGTGATATTACTAGAACCAGAATTACGAGTGACTAAAGGTCTAATTTGATCACCTTTATTGACTGTCAAAGGGTGTGTTTTAGTAATGCTGCTTGCTGTGCTGGCAATATCTACCAGGGCTTCTACATCGTCCGGAAGATCTACAAATCCGCTTCCCGTGTCTTTCTGCCATTTAAATCTAAACTCTACCGTACCACCAGAACTTACAACCGTAAAATCATAGTTAATACTACCGCTAAATGGTTCTTGGCCTATATATTCAAAAGTACCACTTACATCAAAAACCAACTTCCAACGCTCCATATTAGAGCATACAACCAAAGCATTTCCGGCTGTACCAAATACTGCATTAACAAAAATATTATTAGTTATCCCTGTTGTAGCTGTAGAATTATCATTGACAAAAGCACATCCTCTATAATGGCTATCTACAATTGAAGGATTAGAAAAAGCCAACACTCTAGGATCAGATTGATTAAGTCCGGATGAATCCCAAGTACCATCACCACTACCTGTAAATACTTTATTAACTTGAACAGTATTAGTTAATTGATTGTATACAGTAACTCCACCATCATAATCAGTATCTTCTGTCTGGTCTAAAGTAATAGTATCACCAAAGTTTAGTGACGTACCTGTGTCTGTTAAGGTCACAGAATCAGAGGTGAATGAACCTGCAGAAGCTTCAGAACCGGTAAAAGCTATCCTGCCTATTTGAAAAAATCCAGCGCCAACTGTGGTAATAACCCCTATAGTGTTATAGTCAGTTTCGGTAACAAACCCACTTATATCCACTTCTTGATGCACAAATAAAGTAGGCCCAACCGCAAAGTTAAAACGAGCTATACCACCGAAATCTGACACACTAGTGATTGTTGTAGAGGCAACTGATGCATCTGCTACTAGAGTGAATGTTCCAGTGCTACCACCAGATATATCGTATAAACCACCACCTTTAAATGCATTAGCAGTCATCAGTATAGCAGTGTCTTCTTGTACGTCAGGATCAACTCTAATAACTCTATCAGTTGATTGTAATGTACCTAATACGCCTTTTACTTCTAATGATTCTGCCACATGAGCTGGATCACTATACTCAATAATATTAATACTGCCAGGAGAATTAAATATTCCTATATTTGAGATTAATGCACCTTGCACACTTTGAATTTTTAACGGGGCTCCAATATCATCAATAGCAGAGTTTACCAAACCAATACCTAATGCATTCTTAATTGTGCCAAGATCATCCCACCCAACAATAAAGCCATCAGTAATAGATATTAGACCATCAGTAATATCAAATAGAGTGGCTGTAGAGGTGCTAACCAAAGCAACTGAACCAACAATATTAAAACTACCATCTCCAAATACAAATGTACCTGTTCCAGTATGTATCAGTGAATTGCCTGTTGCTATGTCACTCCCTCGTATAGTTAAACTTCCACCAGCACTAAATACAAATCTGGTTGCAGATGTTATAGACGCAACTTTAAGAGTTAGTACAAGAATACCAGTAATAGTAATAACACCGGCAGTTGCTAAATCATCAATGTCACTTGCTTGAAAAACTTCAACTTCAATATTATCTAGTAGTGAGACAGTTTTTATATTATCGCTTGTATCTAATATTCTGAAATTATTTGCTGTCAGAACAGAAGATGACTCTGGCAATCCACCTCTCAGATAGCCTGTTCTTATCTCAGTAGGATCAAGTATGCGATTGTACATCTTGAAATTAGCTAACTGACCGTCCCATGATTCAGCTGGAACACCGATTTGCTGGCCTATGAATGCCTCGTCTTCGACAGTATCCCATGTTCTTGTCTCTTGATGTAAAAACTCACCATTATCATAAACCTTAACCGTAGTTCCATCGTAATTTAATACCAGTTCATGCCATACGCCGACTTCCCAGAAATTAGCAATTGTAAAATCATCACCGAACCCACCTATAAATAATTGAGCAGATGACCGGCCTATGAAAAATCCATCTAATGCAGCACTATCACCATAGGCAAAACATATATCTATACCAGCAGCAATTGTGTCTGCCCTAGCTTGAATACAAATCCCTCTAGGATTAGTGCCATAAACAAGGTTTGTTGTATCAACGGTAATCTTGGCGTTTGTTGTGCCATCAAAATCACCACCAGGCCCGAATCTGCCACCATTATCTGTGATTGTTACACCACTACCAGCAACCCCATCACTAGCAAAAGGACTGCGATCATATTGGATAAGATTTGTGTTTTCAGATATTGGAATATGGCAAACTAGACCTACATCTGTGCCAAACACCGCTTGATTCAAAGATGTCACTGTAATATCAGTAAGGTTAACATCAATCTCGGTAGGTGATAAGAAAATAGCATCTAATTCACCAGAAACAAATTTAGTTATAGCGAATCTACCAAGATCTGGTGACCAAGCAGCGGCTGTGTAGAGTACAGATTGCGGTGGATTCAATGATGTCCATGCAATACCATCACTTGAAAATATTACTCCAGTACTGCCAGGAACTATGAATAATCCAAGCTCAGAAGCATAAACAATATCATGGGAGGCTTGACTAGGGTGTGACCTAGTTGTCCATGTTATTCCATCAGGTGATGTTATTATGCCATCAGTAGTAACAGAAGTAGAAGTGCAAGCAAACAATCCTAATTCAGGCGCCCAATCAATATCAACCCACGCTTTATTCAGCGAAGCATTCCTACCTGTCCAAGTAATACCGTCTGGTGATGTCATGATTGCACCGACTTGACCTGGAGCACATGCACAGAATAATTCAAGTTCTTGAGCCCATACGACATCGCCCCAAGAACTTGAATTAGGTGTGGCTCTATCCGTCCACGTTATACCGTCTGGAGATGTTGCAATAGCATCTCCACCAACGATAGCAAATAAGCCCAATTCAGGTGACCATGCAGCACCAAACCAAGCCTCTGTTCCAGAAGTAGATCTTAATGTCCATGATATACCATCGGGTGATGTTTGGACGCCTGTGGTACCACCGTTTGAAGACACTGCAACAAACAAACTAATTTCTGGTGACCATACAACATCCTCCCATGCATCTGCGGCGGCAGCTGACCTAGATGTCCATTCAACACCGTTAGGTGATGTCATAACACGGTTTGCACCATCAGCAGAGACAGCACAGAATAATCCTAATTCTGGAGACCATGCCATGCCAGTCCAAATGTTAGCCTCTGGTATTGTTTTGTATGTCCATATAGGAGGATTACTTGTTATATAGTTTTTTGCAGCACCATTAGCAGATACAGGGGATTCCTGGCTATCAACATAAGCTTTATCTACTAAAGATCTAGCTGTAAAATTACTTGAATAGTCAGCATTATAGACTGCACCTTTTAATACATCAATTATAATACGACCATCGGCATCAGTGTTTTGAATAATCAGATCACCGCTATCATTTATGATATGCGAATCTGTACCATCATGATCAAGTGTAAGGTCGTCCGAAGCGCCCATAGCAATATGAGTGCCAACAACATCTGTAGGCAGTTTTAAAGTTGTGCCATCAAATATAAAATTTGGACCACTGTCTTTAATTAATTTACCTGTAGTCCCATCAAATCGTGCAACTGAATTATTATTTACTGATCCACCTGGGCCAGTAACATCACCATCTGAAACTGGGAAAGATTTATTTCCGATTGTCATAAGTCTACCCTAACTTTTCCAGGAATTCCTCGCGCCTGAACATAAACATCTATCCCAAGTGTTGCCGCTATTGCCTCAGATCCACTAATATCAAAACTTACCCCTTCCTCTGCATCCGTAGGGGCTGCTTCTCCAGTATCTCTATATGTCTGCACATATCTTGCGGGTCCGCCAATAATATGTATAAATCCTTGTGTTACATTGGTTGCTACTAATTGCCAGGTATCCGCTGGGGTTATTTCAATTATTACAGGATCAGCCATTATTCCTCATCGCCATCGGGTTCGTTTATATCTTCGGTTTCATCTCCCTCGGTTTCTAAGTCTCTTAATTCAAATGGGTCCGTTACTAATTCAGGTATTTGCTTTGCTAATTTAGCTCTGTTTGATTCGCCTGAACTATTATTGTGTTTCATTGATTCTTTATCAAGATCAGTGAGTCCTAAATCAAGCGCTAACCGTACACCCTCAAGTGTTTTAAGTGGGTCAACATCTGGTAGTGGGTCGCCAGTCCAGTTCATGTTTAACCAGGCCTGTCTTAAAATTGGATCGGAAAATCCAGGGGCTTTCATGCGCCCGGATGCGATTTCTTCAGATATGAACGCCGACCAAATAGGGTCGAAGGCATCACTCGCTAGGTCTGCGATTTCTGTTTTGATTACACCTGCCAACATTCCAAGTTCTGCACGACTTGCTGAATGCGCTTTCCCCATTTGCATTACTGCAACGGTAAAGGGCATTGACATTGAAGCGCTTAAATATCTTGTCTTATAATCTACATAATCGGATGTTTTTTCGGCTGGTGTGGCTGAAGGAATGGCTTTTACTTTGTCACCTTGTTGACCTCCGAAAACATGAATTGTCCCAGGTTCTGTGACTGTAGCTTCGTTTATTTCGCAGTGTCTGACACCTGCAACGCCTAAATTTGTAGGTACGGGTGACGCTGATGGTGCGTCAGTTACGATTACACCAGCGTTTCCGCCTGCATTTATACTGGAAAAATCCATGTCTGACGGCGTTTGTATCTCATTTTCTACTGTCAGACCGAGTGTGGCCTCCATTATGCGTTTTTTTCCGGTTGCTACATCGAAACTTGTGATGTCTTCGAATTCCTGTAAGCCGTGGCTTATTTCTGGTATTCCTCTGGTTTGGCCTGCGAATTCGGGTTTATAGCCGTGAATCATCAAGGGACGGCCTGTTTTCCTGTCAATCGCTGGAATTTCAATAATTTTAAAGCGTCCTATGTTTTTTGGGTCATTTATCCAGACTTTAAAGCCTGTTTCTTTGCCGTTTTTGTCGTGAATTATGCCATCTTCTTGCGTTGAAGGGCCGAAACTCGTGGTAAATTCGTCGCCCCTGATCTGATTCGGGTCGATAAAACTGATTTGAAGCGGGTTTAATAGGCTTACATCGTCTGAATAAGTGAATCTAATGAAGTATTCACCGTCTCTATCTGATTGCCATTTGATTAAACTTTGATTTTGGTAAAAATTATTGCGCCCGGTGAGGTCTGACCCCTTTGATAATGCCCATAAATTGAATCTTTCTTTGGCATCGTCTGCCCAATCTTTGGCTTGTTCTGGTGTGATACCTAAAATATTAGCTATTGGTGCTGGATCTGGCCTAAGCCCTGGGCCTATTACAGTGTCATTTTTACGTTTTACAATTATACGGGCTTGGGTTGATTCATGGACTGCAACTCTTGTATTTTGACGTGTCGCCCAATGATCAATAATTAGAAAATTTTCGTATCTGGCAAGACCGACGGCTGATTTTCCGCCGCTGCGGAGTGTGCTACCTAAAGTTGAGAAGTTTCCGTTACTGTGAGCGGTTAATTTTGTGGGGTGTTGACGGTTCTGTGTGGTTGGTGGTGTTGGTTTGTTTGCAAATAGTTTTTTAATAAATTTTTCTATCATATCCGCCTTGTCTGTTGACGGATTAATGTTGTTCCGTTGAGTGCTCGCCGTAGATAATCACGTCTTGCAATTAAGTTGTTACGTGCTGAGATCATTTCCATTGGGGAATTAAAAACTTCGGCTGCTCGTCCGGTCCCGCTGTCGAAGCTATAAGATCTTGTTCCATTTGTGGATACGCCGGAAATAGCGGTGTTCATTGCTGTTATGTCAATGAGCACGGCGGCTAGGTCGGCCTCTAAATCAGTGAATCTGTCATTTGTTATACATCCCATTGGGTGATATTACGTTTTTTTTGTTTTGGATTGCAAGAATGTTAATTTTACAGGTTATTAAATTATTTTACTACAATCTGCATTATTTTGTTGACAATAAATTGTACTGTGGTATTCTAAGTACAGATCAAACGAAACAAACAAAAACATTAAACGGGAGACAAAATGAAAACTGAAAAAAGATTTTATGTTGAAGGAACAAACCTTGAAATGATGGATAATTCAGATGAATTAAGAAAATTCGCTGAAAAAATCGGTTATTCAGATTTTGAAGTCTCTGAAAAAAATGTTTCTTTTCTGGAAGATGGCGAAAAGATTATCATTACATATTGTGTTGGTGGTTCTGAAGACGAAAATGGAATCCACACAGGTGGAACTTGGATTGACATCACAGGAACATGGGAACAAGGAGTGTTTGAGACAGGTACATTTAAATCAGATTGTGGGAAATATGAGTTATCAGTCGGTTCTGATATGAGCTATAACGGATTTCCATATAAAAACGTAAGAATCGTTGAAGAGAAAAAAGAAGAAGAGACTGAAATTATATATACAGGATCAGATAAAATTTCTCAGGATTGCATGATTGGAACTCGTGAAGAATGGGAATTGGGATTAAAAGATGTGTGGCCAGATTGGTGGAATGGATCAGAAGAGCAAAATCAGGGAATGACTATTGAAGAATATTCAGAGCATACTCTTGATAATGAACTAACTGAAGCTGATGATGATCAAATTAAGGAATATGAAAGATTTGAATAACATGTACTCAGGGGCTTACCACCCCTGGCTCCTTAACTGGCTTTCAAATCTGTCTGTAATAGTTTTCCTATTAACAAGTTCACGTAATTTTTCTTTGCTATAATGTGGAAACTTTCGTTTGATCACGTCACGGTCTGCATTTATAAGACCCTCAATCCAGAAATCACTGGCTGCCAAATTATAAACTTGGATGTCTAAAGCCTCGTTTCTTCTACCAGCTGTATTATGAAAACTACCGTCCTTTCTTTGCTTCTCCGCTGTTAACGCTTTAAAGTAAGAATCGGGATAGTCGCTAGGTGTTTGGTGGCTGTTTGGTGGTTGTCCGTTGATCGGGTCAATTTTATTTTTTAACTTTCTGTAGATTTGGCCCTTATAATAGTTTGTTGTTATTCTGACAAAGTTATGCGCACCAGATGTTGACAATATGAATCTTCTCCAATCTGTACCCCTTTTTTCATCGATCATTGTATTTTTAAGCTTGTCCTGTTTTAAATCCTTATCCCCTTTTATAGCATACGTCATCGGCAACGGGTCACAGAAATTATAAACTTGATCGGTCTGGTTTCCTGAATCGATGAAAATTACCTTTGGCCCAAATTCAAAACCGTCTTTTCTTTTGAAAATGAGTCCTGTTTCATTCATCCACTCGCTTAGCCTCTCCCATGCTCCACTTGTATAGTCATCTACTCTGCCATAAAATATTTTATATATTATGCTGGCGGTTCTGAATGCTTCACCGTGTCCGAGCACTTCAAATTCAAGCCGGGGTAGGCCCTCAAGTTTTTTGTGATCTCTTAACTTGGTAAATTTCTTGACTTCTTTTTCTATGTCGTCGTTGTCGTGGTCTTTGTAGATATCGCGGCCTTGCTGGACATCGCCGGACATTGTGAGCCACATTATACCATCTGGAACAGTGCCGGATTTATAGGTGCTGCGGAGTTCATAGACATGATCAAGTTTTGGGGATTCACCAGATGGTTGGAAGGATTTGCCTAAATACAAGTTTGTGAATGATCTTAGTTCGTCGTCGCCTTTTTCTATTGCGATATCAAATTTTTTCCTCATTTTTGTGAAAGACGTAAACCCGGGAGGGCTGTAAAAACTTGGGAGGTGGTAACTTCTGAAATATCTGTCAATTGATTTTACGCTTGGTTCCCAATGTCCGCTATCGAGTAGGCCTTGTTTATGATGGTCAAAAATGGCATCATGACAATGGAAACATTGATACCAGCCTGTTATTAGTTCGCCCGCTTTGTAATCTCCCTTGAGGCCGTAATTGCTTTTTTCAGTTCCCATGCTTAAGAATTGAAATTTTTCGCAGTTAGGGCACTGCACCATTAGCTTACGTTGATCTCCTTTATCATATTGCTCATCAATTAGGGATTCGCCATATAATGTAGGTGTTGACAAGTCTAAGATTTTTCCTCTGTCGCCAAATGCTTCGAGCCGTCCTTCTGATACAGATAAGAAATTTCCTTCTCCACTGGAAAGTAATTTTTTGCTGCCATCAATTTCATCGCGTATTAAAATTTGAATTGAACTTGACCGCATTTTTGCCGCAGACTGTGCAGATGTCAGGATTAAAACCCCACCTGGGTACTGTTTATACTTTGACTTGTCGCCGGTTTTTCTTGTGTTAAAATTTTCTGACTGATCTTGTATAAGATCACGCATCCCAATGCTATCAATCAATGGATCGAGCCTATCACTACTGAATATTTCAAGCAGGTCATCACTTGCGCTTAAGTACATTATTCTACTAGGTCGCTCCTGCATGAAAAATGCAATCACATTCTCAGCCGCGGTTGTCATGGCAATTTGGACCCCTTTCTTTACAGCAACGTGTCTAATCTCAGAATAAGGGCCTAAATTGTCTATGATTTCTATTATGTAGGGTGTTTTGTTTATTCGGTATATTCCCGGGTAAGGTGTGCCGTTTGGTAATATTCTGTGACCGTCAATATATTTGGAGATATATTTCTCTGGTTGTCTGGTTGGCATTCGCCGGTTCATTTCGTGGAAAAATGATAGGTCGGCTGATAGGTATTTGTGGGCGGTGGTGTTCATAAATTAAAAACTGGTCTGGGCTGCTGCCGCTTCGATTCGGTCGGTGGCTACCTGGAAAAATTGTTCTTCTTTTTCGATTCCTATAAATTTTCTATTGAAATTCATGCAAGCCACACCGGTTGTTCCGGATCCCATGAACGGATCCAAAATTGTATCACTTTCTTTTGTGTAATTTTTTATTACCCATTCCATTAATGGTAGTGGTTTTTGTGTGGGGTGGACTCTTTTTTCATTATTTTTTTTGTTTGAAATATTTCCTTGCATGAATCCATTCCAAGTATATTTAAAATACCTGACTGCGGTTTTAAACGATGTCCATGCAAGTTCACAATCTGCAAAATCAGTGGACCCGTTATTTTTATCCCAAACCAACCAACATGATGAAGGCAACAATAAATCAGCAAAATAATTTCCGCCAAATATAACTTGATTTTTACTTACTCTTAATATTTCATTAAATATTTCTATGCTCGGTCTTTGATTATCCCAATCATTACTCCCAAAATCTTTTGACGGAAATAATTTTGTCCCTCTTGATTTATTTTTACCTGCAGCTTCACCAATTCCATAAGGCGGATCCGTAACCACAACATCAATTGAATTATCTTCTAAGGTTTTCATATAATCCAAGCAATCACCCTGTATCAGTTTAATCATATCTTTTTCAACTCCTCAACATGTTTCAAAAATTTATCTACTTCTATCTGTATCGATTTCAATATTGATCCTGTTGCGTCCTCAAGGGTTTGGTTCATCTGGTTGATTCTTTCCGGTTCGCCTGAATTTAATATTTTCTTGATGTCAGATTTTAAATTTTTGTCTTCTGACTTATCGAGTAGTTTTAATATTTCTTCAGTTTTTACAGAATTTGATTTATTGTAGATCGATGAAATTTTAGGGCCGCCATTTACACCAAGTGATTTGAACTGTGTTTCGTGGATACCGTAAAATCTGTTGAATACTTTTATTACTATTTTTTTCTGGACAAGATCGGCTCGCTTGATTTGGTTCTTGATTCTGATTTCTTCGATTTGTTCTTCAAGCTTAACTTCTTTTAAACTTTTTGATTCGCCATCAACACTCACGCATTTTTCAAATCAGGTTGACCCTTAGTTGACCGAGGGTGGACTCAAATGCTAAAATCAGGAAAATTTAGTCAACCAAAAACAC